ATCACGTTCCAATAGCGCCATTAGCCGCTGAGAAACGGCTTGCTGCGCATATTGGTTGTTGATCGGCTCAATCGCTATAACCCGAGGGGCTTTCATAGTCTTCGGGACGAAAACTACTCGGACTGTATCCGAGCCCACTCGAACCTCAGCCTCTCGATCAGTAAAGTTCCAATTCGGAACCTTATACATATCGAAAGGGAAGCTACGTTCAAGTCGACGCGACCAGGTACTGGAACGGTATTTACCGTTCCCGTATATCCGTTCGGCGACTGCTCCGGGGCCATGCCTTGGCTGCAGCTCGTTGGTCTCAACTTCTCGGTTGAGATCTCTAAGCGTTCTACCAAAGCAAACGCGGCTAATCCTAACGAAGTCGTTAAGACCATGCCACGCTTTAGGGCGGAAAGAACGTAAGTCATTTTCCGTGTTGACGTAGTTTTCGATCGCTTTCTTACGGCGGTCATCGCTACACTCCATTTTAGGCTTATTAAGGGCTAGGCAAACTTGCCTTACACCCTCGATAGCTTCGATGGAGGCGTCTTCGCGGAGTCTACCAGTGTTATCGAACACATAGGCCGTTATACCTGACAGAAATGCCGGGATTAACGGGGCCTTGCGCAGCTTGTGAAAGCCGGCGAAGAGTCCAGGTCCTACATATCCAAGCTCGAGACTTCTTTCGAAGTCTTTTGCGAAGGATGGAAGGCTTATCGTACAAAATGATAAACCTTCGTGTTCAATACGTGATTCGACATAAGCCGAATCGCGTTCTATGGAGGTGTCTAACACTAATCCTATATCACTCAGGATAGTGCAAATCAAGAGCAACTCAGTACTTTTCATGGTTTCCCTCATGGGTAAATCATTACTGTACTATAGCTCCTGACCAAGTCGATAGGTGATCTCGGGTGAAATCTAAGCCTTGGAAAGCTTAAGCTTCACCACCGATGAACTTCGTCTGGTTGCCTGCGATATTCAAGAAATCGCAGAGACTCTTCATCAGATAACCGAGTTCGGTATCTGTGAAGCCAGTCTTCGGATTATCCATGACAAGATAAACCGAAGCAGTAGATTCGAGGTTCGTCGCCGGAACGAGAGGATCGGCACCGATTTTCCGCTGAGTAACGCGGATAAAGTGCCTTTCTCGCCGCCCCTTGACTTCCACATGAGAAAGTTCAGCTTTGAACTCATCATCAGAAGTCTTAAAAATGCTTGCTTGTCCGACCGGGGAATACATCCTCGGCATGGATTTTGCGACAGCATTTACAGTCAGGGAGATCGGGTCAGAAAATGCCATAGTAGGCTCCTAGTTGTGTGGTTGTTTCCACATTTGGGTTTCTTATTGCCCAACGGTCTTAGGGTTTCGTGAGATTCCCAAGGCCGCAAGGATGCTTGCTTGCCTCAGCGTGAGCTGAGAAGTAGCTGACAGTCCGAACGGGTGCACGTAGCAACGTCTCATGCTTTCGAAAGAACGCGTGATAGCTGCGCTATTGTACCCATCTGTTCCTGCGAACGTGTAACTTCTATCACATTTAGACGTGATATAAGCGTACTTGGCCAACTGCTGATCTGCCACCTCGGTTTTGATATTGTCTATCAAATCGCCGAGATTGGTGAACCAGTCTATTAACCAAGACCACGGGATCAGGTTCCACACGACTTGAGGTGTAACCTCAAGGCCCGCTAGTTTAAGAGCTAGCGTTGTTCTATCGGGTGGTTTACCATTAAACCAGTAGACGAAAGTGCCGTTAAAGACAATTGAACGCTCAAGTTTGCGCGTTATGGTTGTCCGACACTGCCCATAATTCGTCGGATAAAAACGGCCATTTAAGCGAGTAGTGATACCCGCGTCCGTGGCTGCACCCGATGAATCGTAGACTAAATCTACGGTT